ATTATAGCTGCCTGACAAGAACTGTATCTTCCAATATACTGTCTGTTAAGTTCGGATGGAAGATAATAGCAGTTTTCTGTATGTACTTCATAATTGCCGTTAATATCTGGATAGATATAAAAATAGTAATTTTGCATCATGATGGAACTCCTTTCGTAGTACTCGGACATGCCAGTGTCCTGTATTTACAGTATAGGGGATTTCATTGGACAACGCAACAAGTACAAACAGTGTTTCATAAGCTTTAGAGAGGTGGTGTAAATGATCATAAAAAGCATTGTAGTAATTGACGGAAAAGAAGTAGAGGTTAAGGAACTGGAAGATAAAGAGGCATTTGCAGAAAGTGTTAACCAAAGGGTTCTTTTTGACAGAAACTACATAATAGAGAAAACCGCGTAAGCGGTAGAAAGGAAGGACAAGCATGGAAGAGATTAAATTACCGACAGTGCCGGAGCTGGAGCTGATCCCGATCGAGCGGAGAAATTTTCCGGAAGAGGATCACAAGCAGGAGAAAATTCAGCACAAAAGAAAAGAAAGAGACAGCGCTGCAAGAGGTCTGATCGCAGTAACGGTTGCCAGCATGATGTTAAACGCGGTGATGGCTGTGATTATTTACATCTTGCAGGCAGGACCAATCTAAGGAGGTGAACAAAGAAATGGATGTAAAGGTAAAGAAAGATGCCGAAGAAGAAATGAACTGCATCTTAGATCTACTTGAAGAATGGTGTCTGAAATACGATCAGGATTATGCAAACGCGGTTGTACTTGTAAAACATGATCAGATCACATCGTGGGGAAGTATAGGCAATCACGAAGATTTTGACGTTTACAGAACAAAAGAGCGCCCATAAATGAGGCGGCAACCTCAGGGCGCATAGATAAATAATCAACATTATTGTAACAGAAAGGGTGAAGAAAGTGAAGAAATTTGAATTAACAAATGAATTTATTACAAATATGTTCGGGACAAAGCTGTTCCGCATCCGTGCCCTTGTTGAGTTCGGCGATGTGGAAGCCGGAGAACTTGGCGGGTATGTGGAGAAGGAATCAAACCTTGGTCATGACGACAATGCGTGGGTGTACGACAATGCGTGGGTGTACGGAGATGCACAGGTTTCCGGCGATGCGCTGGTGTACGACAATGCGCGGGTGTACGGCAATGCGCGGGTGTACGGAGATGCACAGGTTTCCGGCGATGCGCTGGTGTACGGCAATGCGCGGGTGTACGGAGATGCACAGGTTTCCGGCGATGCGCTGGTGTACGGCAATGCGTGGGTGTACGGAGATGCACAGGTTTCCGGCGATGCGCGGGTGTACGGCAATGCGCGGGTGTACGACAATGCGTGGGTGTACGGCAATGCACAGGTTTCCGGCAATGCGCGGGTGTACGGCGATGCGCGGGTGTGCGGCAATGCGCTGGTGTACGACAATGCGTGGGTGTACGACAATGCGTGGGTGTACGGCAATGCACAGGTTTCCGGCGATGCGCGGGTGTGCGGCGATGCGCGGGTGTGCGGCAATGGGGACTATGCATACGCTCACGGTTTCGGATCTGTCAACCGTACAACGACCTTCTTCCGTCTCAAAGATGGCGGCGTGGGTGTGCGGTGCGGATGCTTCTACGGGACGCTTGCACAGTTCCGGGATAAGATCCGGGAGACACACGGAGAAACAAAGAAGGCACAAGAATACCTGATGCTGGCAGACCTGATGGAACTCAGATTCGAAGAGGATGAAAACGAAGTAGGAAATAGAAAATACGTTGAGTAATGAAAGAAGATAGTGTGATGTTAAATGCGGTGATGGCTGTGATTATTTACATCCTGCAGGCAGGACCGATCTAAGGAGGTGAACAAAGAAATGAACGAAGAAATAAAGAAAGACGCCGAAGAAGAAATGAACTGCATCTTAGAACTGCTCGAAGGATGGTGCCTGAAATACGATCAGGATTATACAAACGCAGTTGTACTTACAAAAAACGATCAGATCACATCGTGGGGAAGTATAGGCAATCACGAAGATTTTGACGTTTACAGAACAAAAGAGCGCCCATAAGAGGCGGCAACCTCTAGGACGCATAGATAAACAACCAAGATTATTGTACGGGAAAGAAAGGAATTTGTAAAGATGATTAAATGCAGTAAAGGCAATGTGGAAATAAAAGGAAATTTAATATTATTAGAAGCAGAAACAGTCATGATATTAAGAGGAATAAGAAACATCCTCGAAGAAGAGTACGGAAAAAAACACGCAGAAAAGTCAATGCAAAAAATAGTTAAAACATCCACAATGACGCAAGAAGAAATAGAAGAGGAAATAAAAAAATCAGCACAAGAAATAGCGAGAGAAGCAGCGAAACACCTCATGAAATGAAAGAAGAAGTTATTTTGTGGATCATCCGCTGGGGAGATCCGTACGCATTAGAGTGCAAGGCAATGACCAGATCGGAAGTCGAAGCGTATGCGCGCGAAAAGCAAAAAAAGCGCGGCGGTACATATGTAATCAATTAAAAAAAGCGCATCACAGCAACTGATGCGCTTAAAAGATGGCGTTCCCGCCTCTTGTTAGGACAAATATATTATATCAAATAAGAGGCGGGAAGTCAAGCGATACACGCGGGGACTCCCGCTTTTAAACCTCGATAAAGATATTAAAGTTAGGACAGATAAAAGATGGCAACACGGAGAAAAACGTACAAATTACGGGGCGGAGACGTCTACGACGTAGAGGAATATCCAGACGGAAGATATGGAGCAAAAGGAAAGGCACGGCAAAAGAAAAAGAAACCGACGCCGGAACAGATGGCGGCAGTCAACCAAGCCAACCGAGCGAAGATATGCAGACGATTACTGATCGAATATTTTGATGCAGGAGACTACTTTGTAACATACACCTACAAAGTCGAGCAAAGACCGAAAGACATGACAGTGGCACTAAAAGACTTACAAAAAGCACTCCGAAAGCTCCGTCCGAAATATAAAAAGGCAAACACTCCGTTTTACTGGATCAGAAACATAGAGCGGGGCACAAAGGGTGCATGGCACATCCATCTAGTCATTAAAAAAACATCAGGGGCGGCAGAATGGATCGAAGATGCATGGGAACACGGAGCAATCTATATTACGCAGATCAAAAAAAGCCGGTTTTACGATGAGGATTTTACAAAACTGGCAAACTATATGACAAAAAACGAAAAAACAAGAGAAAAACGATCGGACGGAAGCAAAGGAAAACCGCGACTAAAAGAAGCAAGCTACAACCATGCGAAAAATATGCCGTTACCCGAACCGAAATCCCAAAAACTTGTACGCTGGCAAAAAGAAGTAAAACCCAAAAAAGGCTATTACATCGCAAACAGTTACGAGGGGATCAACCCGGCTACGGGGATGAGATACCGCAGATACACACTGATCAGAATCCACAGGAGGATTTAAAATGAAAACAGTAAATATCTACATAGAAACCACCATAAAATCCCCCATTGTAAAAGATGGGAAATACGCATCCGCCCTAGTATTTACTAGGTCAAACGGAGAAGAAGCATACCGGGTCATGAGTGGCGAAGAGTGCGAATCTACTTACAACAGATTGACGCTGATCGCAATCATAAAATCATTACAAAAATTAAAAGAGCAGTGTCATGTTGTAATTCACACTGATAACGCTTATATCAAAAATATTTCAGAACAAGGAGCGCCGGAGAAGTGGCGGCGATCCGAGTGGAAAAAAGCCACAGGCGCGGAAGTCCAAAATAAAGAATTATGGAAAATGTACCTTGAGGAAGCGGAGAAACACGAAACGGAATTTCGCTTTTGCGCCAGCAATGATTATCAGGGATTGCTAAGAGAAGAACTAACATAAGGAGGACACCATGAGAATTACAAAAGAAGCAAGATGCGCGAAAAACGCAAGGGAATACATCGGCAACCGCCCAAGACTCGTTGAAGGAAAGATATATACGTTGATTTTCCGGCAGCAGCCGGAAAGAAGCGAAAAACACACTGCCATCAAGAAACGGATGCGCTTTTTAAAAGCGTTTCCACACCACGCACTTTTTGAAAACCCTTACGGGATCAAAAGGTCGTTTACTTGGTGGGAAGTGGAAAAATTACTGAAAGGAGAGCAGATATGATACAAGATATTGCAATCGAACAGTTAGACATACACCCGCAGAACGTGCGGAAGGTATACACCGACATTGACGAGCTGGCGGAAAGCATAAAAGCTCGTGGCGTAATGCAAAATTTGACTGTAGTACCAAACCCGGACAAAAAAGACCACTATCTTGTAGTGATCGGAAACCGAAGACTGACGGCAGCGAGAAAAGCGGGATTGAAAACAATGCCCTGTTCCGTTGTGGAAATGACGGAAAAAGAGCAAATATCAACGATGTTGTTGGAAAACATGCAGCGCAGCGATCTATCAGTAAGCGAGCAAGCACAAGGATTCCAGCTCATGTTGGATTTGGGAGAAACAGAAACAACAATCGCGGAAAAGACCGGATTTAGCAGAAGTACAGTACGACATAGGTTAAATCTTGCAAAACTGGATCAAGAAACACTTACGAGGCGCGAAGAAAATAAGAACTTCCAACTCACATTAACGGACCTTTACGAGCTGGAGAAGGTACAAGACATCAAAAAAAGGAATGAAATCCTTAAGACTGCAGTATCGTCACGCGAAATCGCATGGAAAGCAAAACAGGCCGTGAAAGAAGAAAAAATAAAGAAAAACGCTCAAATAGTGTTTGAAATACTGGAAGAAAAAGGAGTAAAAGCCGCGCCGAAAAGAGCGAAAGAAGAAAGATGGACCGGAAAATGGAAAGAGATAACAAATATTGATCTATCACAGTGGGAGGATCAAACAAAAATCGATCTGCAAGACACAAAAGATCAGCTCTATTATTATCAATACTACGATAGGATCTATGTAGTAAAAAAAGTAATACAAAAAGAGCGGGAAAAAACGGAACAGGAAAAGAAAACGGAGAAAATCAAGGAAAACAAAAGAAAAATAACGGAAATCCTGAAAAGGATGAGAAGGGAAAGGAACGATTTTATTAAAGAACTTGTGTCGGGAAAAATCACAATACCGAAAGAAGTTGATGTAAAAGAAACAGGCTGGAAGATCATGATAAACCGGATAACGGACGGCGGAAGCGTAGCACACATGAACGAGGTGTATGGATTTTACGGGATCGAAAACGCGTACAAAGCGAAAGAAGAGGAAAAAGAACGGATCGAAAAAGAATTTGCAGAAATAAGCCAAGAAAAGCAAATGCTGATCCTCTTGACCCGGACGGCAGAGCCGTACGAAGCAACTGACTATTACGGACACTACGAAAAAGGGATGAAATGCCTAAGAGACTTCTATAGATTACTTCAGCAGATGGGGTTCTCATTTCGATCACTGGAAGAACTAAAGATCCTAAACGGGACTCATGAGTTATACACACAGGAGACGGAAGATGAGCATTGACTATTCGGACATGGCTTTCCCGAAGCCGGGAAAGAAGAAAAAACGGAAAATCCACAAAAAAAGCATTTTAAACAGTCAAAAGGGCATTTGCTACTTATGCGCCCGGTTAAACGGTGACTATTCCGTAAAGCAGACGGAAGAGCATCATATCCTGTTCGGGGCAGGACAAAGAGCAATATCCGAAGAAAACGGGTTAAAAGTAGACCTATGCATTGAACATCACCGGACGGGGCAGCAGGCAGTACACAACAGCCGAGAAATGAGGGAGCTGCTCTGTAAAATCGCACAAACGGAATTTGAAAAGGTTCACACCCGAAAAGAATGGGAACAGATCGCAAGGAAGAACTACCTCTAGTACCTCCGCCATATGGCGATGATACATATAAAATGTCACGCGCAACCAGTAAATACAGGGTTCCCCGCCGTTTTGTGCGGCGGGAGAAAGGAGAAAAACGTGAGGATCTTAAAAATAAAAACAAAAACAGGCATCAAGACCGTTTATAACGTGATTGATTGGGGTTGGAACGCAGAAACAGGCGATCTTTACTATAGATCGGGAAAAGAATTGCATCACAAACGCTGTATAAGTGTCGAAGAAATTATAGTATAAAAGGATAGAAAAAAGGATCAATCAAAAACCTGCTACAAACAGTAATTACTGTTTTGAAGTGGGATTTTGACATCTCGAAAAAAAGGATGAAAAAGAGGAAAAACAATGGCAAAAAGAAACGATTACATAACAGGACGGGAAGATGGATTATTAATGGCGCTTGAAATCGTCAAAAATGAGGGTGTCGAAGCGTTGGAAAAAGAAATCAAATTCAGGAATGTCACCGGAATCCGTACCGCCTTAGCAAAAAAAGACATTAACAGGGCGACAATCAAGATCAAAGAACAGACAGTAGACACAGTAACAATCCTTTCCGTGGCAACCTTACAT